ATCAATCTTTCACAAAAAGCGCACAGCTTTAATTGTAAGGGTTGACGGCGGAATATACTAGGGCTTCTCAATACTATCCAAGATGCTTTACGGCCTTATTCAGGTCTTACAACACCAGTTGGAATCATAGGAGTCTAACTACCTAGTGTCACCACTCTGTCAGAGCCTCATCATCGCATCAATCGTCTAGTGACGAATTACTCGGAGCAAAGCTCTAAAACTACTTAAAGTTCTTCCTGTATTATTTAAAGTCACACAGGTTCCCAAGTGACTTGACAATATACGTTATCATCCGTCCTTAAAGTTTATACTCTATAGTGATAGAGTGGCAATATTCAACCCATTGCGATTTGGGTGCTAAATTTCAAGTTTATAGCTTAACCCACCTTTCTTTAAAGACCCGGTTCGATAGGTCTATTCGGACGTTCACACAGCAAACCATCGGATGCTACCAAACACGGTAAGCGTTCCCGATGAAGTTTCAACAACATTGAGAGTAAAAACGTCAGTACCATTTGCTGAAACAAAGTAACTATCACCCATAGCAAACCTTGTACAAACGGCAGCGGAAGCGAAAGCTGCCTGGGGATTTGCATACCCCGGAACATCAGTCCCATTCTTCCATAACGTTGCAGCCATAACCGTTATAGCTGTGGTTGACAAAAGGGTGGTCGAAAAATCCACAAGATAGTTGCCCGCAGGGGGAACCATACTACCTGTAGTGTTAATAATACCCAGACCATTGATATTGTCGGTACTAGCAAGCAAAAGCTGGGTTAAAACACCGGAGGTTGGGACCTCACCACCGTCATCACTCGTGAAAACTGACACTGAATTGTTGGCAGGTACGGTGGTTGTGCTTTCAAGCACACGATCCTTAAAAACACCACGGTACGTAACCCATAACTCACCAATAGTGGTGTCATCAGCGCCATTTGCAGAAACACCCACATTCAAATTACCACAATCATAAGTCTTGATGTCATTACCTCCAGGCAACCCGGCAGGACGAACATAATGCCAACCAATTGATCCGTTAATATCAGATGGCTTACAACTCATGGTCATGTTCTCATAAGGCGCGCATGTTGAATTGGGTTCTGAATCTTCAACTGAAATCTTTGATGCCGGTGGCGCATCCGAAGCATCATAATCAACAGCCAGAATAACCTTACCAATGGCAACTGGCTGGAACTCATTAGTCGTGGTAAGGTACGAAAACTGTAAACTAGTAAACATGTATTTTTCGTACAACTGAGCCTCCTTATTAAGCCATGGGAACGTCCCGGCTTGACCGGGATTAATAGGGTATACAACATTTGTATAATCAGCAGTTTGGCCAACAACGTTAGCAATAAACTCCCGACCATGAAATGGATAATTAGTCGTAACACGATTTGTCCTCATGACTTGACTCACGCCTTTCCCACGTGGCATGGTAGCTCTCATCATACCCATGCCCATGCCTCCTCTAGATTGGCGTCTGGCCGCAGGGCGCTGGGCCCGTCTTGGTCGTTGCACTTTTCTTTGAAGTTGAGGACGCACTTTACGAGGAATCCTAGGATTCGGCACTCGTCTAGTTCTTGGTCTTTGAGGTCTCATTACTTTGAGGCCTAGATTTATTTCTTTTATCGTACATCGATACTGAATACTTTGCTGTTCCATTGGGTACGATTCTGAGATGAATAAGTACTCTATCTCATCATTTGTTGGAATAGAGGCCAAAGCGGCCCTCCATTCGGGTGTGTTACACAACACCGGTCCATACTTAAGGACCAACCAAGAAATAATCTCTTTAAGATACTTTCGCAGCTCAGCGTCGGCCCAGCCAACCCGCAGGAAGGCGCTCGCACGCGTCAACGTTAACGAAGGATTCCCAGGTTCACGAGAATAAAGCAATGAGGTTAAAAGCTTTTCTCGTTCATACAAAGGTATGGCAAAGCCTTTGTAGAAGACTGTGTGCGCGGACAGAAAATCCAATTCTTCCGCGGCACGTGGTTCCATGGTATCTGACGTTCCAGTAATACCTATGGTTTTCCACACGTCAATTACACTGGTAGCATTGTAAAAGACGTTCGCTCGTTCTGACACCGTCCATGTGTTGTCATCGCCACAAAGGGCGAGAGATACATTCTCATCAAATGACTTATAATTACACATGTCGGCGGGTGCCAACATTATCCACGCAAAAGCTAGTAGAACATACAAAATCAACGTGTTATCGCTAATTGTGTTCACACTACCACTGGGATTACCAGTTGTCTTGCGGACAAAAATACCTTCACTTGTTATAATAACGGTATTAATCAAATTGGCATAATAATTCTGAATTCGGATCTTGATCTCGTCTGTTTGATCCTCCGAGCGTAACATTTCCCAGCGAAACTTCGCACACCCCCACATAAGGTATCGGCGAAGAGAGCTATCATACTCTTTTCCGTCTGTCGCATAACCCTTTGGGTGACTCGCTAACTTTCGATAAAGCGTGTCCCATCCCAAATGCTGGGTACTGAAACCCACGACACTCGCTGTCTGCAAGTGGCTATCATAGAACTTTTGGTTCATATCTTGAAATAGCCTATTGCCATGCAGGGTCATCTCAATTGGACCAGCGGTAAACGTCCGCTGTTTATTCAAATCCAATTTCTCCTGTGGTCGCACTTCCTCTTTCAGGGAGCAACCAAAAATGGCAACATAATTGGGATCTAACAAGCGATCCCAATCAACCGCAACCCACCCCAGAAATTCCGGTCTCTGTTCGAGTAGGTCTACCTTCTTCGCGTATTTCCGTGTCCACGGGAAACCTGGAGATGTGCTCATATCCAATTTAGGCACAACTTCATCTAAGGTTTGCACGCGAGAATTCTGCATATGTGGTCCAAAATGTCGGGTCATCCAATCAAACGCCATATTAATGGCAATCGTTCTCTTGTCATCTAAGACAGGAACGCTCTTGGCATACCGCGACAAGGACATAAAAGCTGCATCTACATTTGGCACAGTTAAACCCCATTTGCTTCGATCAACAACCTGAGTCGTATCATTCTCAAACTGGGCAACTGACAAATCCATGTGTCGACGGTTTTTAGAATTGAACTTCTTCGGAACCCGTCCCAACACTGGAAAATATTGTGCCGGCAGCGTGCGCTGATGCAAGTCACTAGGCCTAGCGCTTGCGGAGAACCCTTGCGTAAGGTCCTCCGGGTATTTCCCCCACCACTCACGGTCCTCTTCCAAGAGGGCCGCCGGTGGCGGGGGATTTACTGAAAATCCATTCCAGCCAAAAGGGCAGATTTCGTCTGCCTCCATTTGGCGATACGCTCTTCGGTTATGGGTTCAAATCTATTACAAGACACCCCACCGGCAACATGCGTACCAACGATTTTCCCATCATCAGCTGCAATCACAATACCGCCGCAGTCTCCAACGTCGGTTGCAAAGCTCGAGAGCCCATCAGCAGATATTTGTCCAATGCTGATATTGGGTTCGACTTCATCACCTTTGGTGTACGACATCAAAAACGCCGTCTCATTCTTCGGGGCGCGAAACTGTAGATTTCGCGACTTAGCCGCACCATGGTGGAAATATACGCCCCCATCAGGAGAAGTTGGTATTACTTCATTATCAAGTTCAACAACAGTGTTGTGATTCATGATCTCAACTTTCCCCTCGTGAACACCGTGTAATGTAGTGTGGACTACTGGTCCAAAGACCGCGGCCGTTTGAATAAACTGGCCGTCAACAACATACTTATACACACACTCGGCGTACTCACGATAATGGATCTTAACCTTACCTAACATGGATTCTTGCTTCATGTTAACCTGTTTTGCCTGGTTAGCGGTATAGGTATATTCGTGGTTGCGTGATCTAACGATTGCTCTGCGTCTATTTCTAATACGACGCGCCACAACTGCTGGGTCTTCGTTAGGGGGCTTAACAGCAGCAAACTTCCTAGTCATCTTACGCTCTAAGGCGTTTCTAGGAACTGGCTCACTCAAATATGAGTTACGATGGTCATAACAATCATGTTCCTTATGGCAACGATCCAACCTAGGATGCGCCTCTGGTTTAGTACAACCAGTAAAATGAACACAATTATGACCAGTACACTCACTATGACATAGCTCCGTAGAGGAAACACCCAATTTCTCCGGACAATTAGAATAATGGATGCATTCATCGTGCATTCTTTCTCTCATAGATTTCTTCACCAAATCGCGTCTTCCCTGACGCTTGGCTACTTCATTATCTTCTATAGCTCCAGTAAATCGATCAATCTCATGTTCTGGCGATTGAACATCATTATTCTGGGCAGGGTCGAGTTCAGATCCAGCGGATGGTAACTCAAACTCCTGCTTGGGACGGAACAAGGAACGAGCCGAAGTATTTTGCTTATACTTCATGCGGCCACCAGAAAAAGCACCTCTGCCTTTCTTGTTCTTTCCTTTTCCTTTCTCGAAGGCTTCTAACCCCCAAGTTTCGCCATCGGTAGCAGCGCTTATGTTGCGAGCTGCAACAAACGCGCCGATCAAAGCAAACAAACCAGTCGCAACCATTGCGATGGTTCCTTTGTTGGCTTTGGCGAAATTAATCGCCGTGGTCACACCAAATGACATTTTGTCCCGCACGGTTTTGAGAGTTGGATTGGTTGAAAACGCTTTCATTCTGCGCTCATACCATTGATCAACACACTCTCTTACTTCCTCTGACTCACCCTCTTCAACTTCAACCACTCGTGGTTGATCATCAGAGGAGGCACTAGCATACTTCTGAGGAAACGGATTCCAGTCGTTCAAACCCTGTTTAACCATAGGCTGCACAACATCCTCCGCGGACTTGCGAATAACCTCAAGTTTCTGGGTCTCAGCTTCAATCTGATTCAAAACCTCAAGGGCTTTGTCAGCAAGCTCTTCCCTACGACGAGTTATACGTTCAGTCTTTGTTTTAGCCGAACTTCTCCGTGCACGCTTCTTTTGTTTATCAACAACAGGCGTTTCGAGAATGACCTCCTGGCGTTCAGCCTTGGTCAATACTCTTCCTTCAAGGGCTTCATCAGCATCAACCTCCATCGCCCAGGTGATCTTCTCAACTGGCGGGAGAACTGGCACATTAGGAAAAGTTGCAGGAACGTCCGGCGTGCTACTAATAGCAACCTCCTTGACTTTCTCACAATCAACTTTTTCCTTCCCTTTTTCCTCAGGTTTACATTCATCCTCTTCGTGCAAACAGGTCAGACCTGCAATAATTGCATCTTTCGAGGGTTTACCGTCACCAAACACAACATATATATCATCATCACAGCGGGAACAGATAGTTTGTTTCTTATTCTTCAACATCGCTGACGGTTTGCGCTTGGTTACTACACACAACGGGCAAGGGTCATAATTTTCATACAATGAACGCTTTTTAGGCGGCCCCGCTGTCAGCCCGGGAGCTAGCGGTTTAGGCGGCTGGTCAACACCAGCACTATCAAAACCTTGGAAATCCTTCCAATCAATCGCTTTGGCCCCTCTTTTACGAACATCAGCAACATGCTTATTATGTTCAAGTGTGTCTTCAGTCGATTTGGCCTTCAAGTCGGCTGGTGTTTTACAAGTTTCGGGTGGGAAACATGCTGCGTCATCCTCTTTGGAGTCACAGCGACAAAGATACTCACCGCATTCTTCACAGAGACCTCGTCTCTTCCCGGCGAATTCTGTACCTTCACCACTACGAATTGCATCTATGTTGGCGGGTATATCTTCAGTTGTGGCTTCGCCCGCGGTATACGCGTGCATCCAATCAATCAACCATGTGACATACGGCACTTTTTCCAACATCTTCAACATTGGATCCATCCACTTATTGGCTTTTGCAAAGCCACATATGGGTATTATTATAAAACCAATTGTTGCCAGAACAGTTGACGTCAAAACTGCAAATTTATTATATTTGTGCAGATTGCCACGACCCTGTTGTTCCATAGAAATAGGGGTATTTCCCGTCCCTAACACTATGTTTCCGGCATTGGTAATTACATTTCCAATTCCAATGACTGCATTAGTTGCAGTTTTAACTTTCCACCACCAAATCAAATTATCACATTCGGTCTCTAATTTCCCTGAAAGGTACTTTAGAGGTTTCATTAAACATAATGACCACAATAACGCAAGCGTAAATAGGCATATAACAATGAAAATACACACAATTGTAAATGAAATGATGCCGCAGAATATAAGATAAGCATTGTCTGACAGACCTGCTTCACCTTCTGCGGTCGCGGTACCAACAATCATCATTAGCGTTGCTAAGAGAAATTGGAGTCGATATTCAATCGACAAACGTCGCGGGGTCGGATCAAGGGACATATTTTGCAAAGACTGACGCAACTCGCCGGCCC